TCGCAGGGCAACTTTGCGTTCTGGATTTCTTAAGAGGGAGAATTTACCATATCACACTCCTAAAGGGAACAAGAAGAAGGCTGCTAGATTTATATCTGGGGCCCAGGCTGAATTCATTTGTATTGTTGGTCCTTGGATGATGGCTTTTCAAGATGCTCTAAAAGGTTCTTGGAATCATAAGCATTTTATCACTTTTGTCAGCGGTTTATCTAATGATGATATGGGTAAGATTGCTAATGACTATTATCGTAAGGGTCTTACAACTTTTGAGGATGATATTTCCGTTTTCGATTCGAGTGTGTGTTCATTTTTGCTGCATTTAGAGTATCGGATTTTCAAATATTTCGGGGCTCCTAAGGCTGTTCTTGCTTTGGTTAGAAATAATATTAAAACTAAAGGTAGGACAAAGAATGGCTTTATGTATCGTGTCCCAGGTACAAGGAAGTCTGGTGATCCTTATACTAGTTGCGGCAATTCCATGCTCAATGGACTGATGCATTACTTCGGTTATAAACGTCAGTTGAATTTGAGCACTTTACAGGTCACAAGGCAATTGAGAATGATGGTTCAGGGTGATGATAATTATGGAGCTTCTAAACAACGTGTTGACTTTAGGAAAATTATGTTGCAATTTGGATTTGATTCAGAAGCTAAATATCATGATCATCCCTTTAAGGCCGAGTTCTGTTCTATGATTTTATATCCTGTTTCCAATCACTCAGGCGTGGAGGTCTGGGTTTTTGGACCAAAACCGGGTAAATTGTTATCGAAATTTGCTTATTTTGTTGATCCCCCACCTCTTGTTGACACACGTGCTTTACTTCGGGGAGTAGCCCTTGGTTTAGAACAAACGTGTCACTTTATTCCTCCTATCAAGGTTTATATTGATGTGGTTTTGAAGCATACCTCTGGTATTAAGGCCGAGTTACCGTCTTACAGTAATTCGTTTTCTTTTTCCAGACCTGATTTTGCTTTTTTTACCCGCCATCGGTATACGCCTACTCCTCATACTTATTTGGTCCTTTATGAACGTTATAAATATCTTACAACAGATGATGACATCATTCGACGTCTTATTGATGTTGAGCCTTATTGTCTCATCTCTCATCCTTCTTTGGATTTTATGTTTGATATTGACACTTCAGGACCTAAGGTTTGGTTTGGTTAAATTATTGTCTATGCCCCGCTTATTCGACTCCGAAACACCTTAGATTTCTTGATTGGTTATAAGAACCCTTGTTGGTCGCCAATGCTTGATTGCACGTCTCCGCTGATTAATTCAGATTTGTGTGGATTAGAATTCGTAGCACGCACAAGACATGTGGGTACACAATGATAACCTTATCAACTTTATTATTATTAATTCATGGATCCCCTAACGGAGAAGGCTTAGGCATCCCTCTTCTCAGATCCATGTATTAAACCTTGTAAGAGCCGGAAAACCGCTTCAGTGTTACTGTTGTGAGCTTGTGTTCGTTCAAACACGGTATAGTGAACACTCATGGTTGTTTTAGTCAATTATCGCCATGTTTTATTTAAATCTACCGGAAAACCCCTGTTAGGAGGTTCCTTATTCAATCTTACCGTTATTTACCTCTACTAGAGGAGCAGTCGCCCTGCATTTATTCTTTAGGATCTGCGCCGTATGCGTCTGATCCACACTTCAATATGTCTTCCCCTATTTCTTCTAAAACAGTAAATGCTTCTGTTACTAAGCAAACTGCTCCTAAGCAACCTAAGAATCTCTCTTTGAAGAGTTCTTCTTCCATTAAATCCAAATCTCTTACTCTCAAGAGTTCTGGTCTCTCCAAGATATCTTGGTCTGACATTCCTTTGTCTCAAGTTAAACCACATCATGTCATCTCTATGATCAATGACCCTAACTATAAACGTTTGGTTGGTTTGCCACCTTCCTTTTCTTTGACACAGAATCACCCTGCCTTTGGCTCCATCTGGGATAAGGTTAGGGCTTTTGTTGCTCGATCTGCAAAGAAAATAGGTGGTAAATTAATGCATCATATGGGTTGGGCTTCCTCTGCTGAGGAAGGAGAAGATACGATGGCTGATATAGCATTACCTTTAGGAAATGCTATTAGAAGTTTACTTGGCAAAGAAGGTTCTATTTCTCATGAAGAAGTTTTTCATGAGAAGTATCATCGAGACAGGCATTCAAAGAGACATCAACCTTCTACTGTAGTTATAGAGGAACTTGATTCCTCCCATCTACCTTTGGTTCGTGCTAATGATCCCTCCGCTGTTGTTCCAAAACATTTGGTTACTTCAGTTAGGAAGACTCTAGCCGGACCAGCCCTTGAACGTTCTTCCGCTTTATCTGATGTCATGCGCCCAGCTGATCGAGGTCCTTCTAGTAAGTACACTTATCATAATGTACACCACTTTAAGGAGCAAGGGTTTGTTTCCAATATTAGTTCGTCTACAGTTGGGACCTCTATTGTCACTGGTCAAATTCTCTTTTCTTCCGTTGTCTCACCCTCTCTTTTCACTCAACTCAATAATTTGTCCTTAATGTATCGACAAGTGATTTATCACAATATTAAATTTTCTCTTCAACCTTTGCTCTCTCAAGTCCAGGCTGGTGCCATTGTTGTATTCTTTGATCCTGATCCAGATGCAGCATGGCCTAGTATGGTTGGTGTGCAGAATGTTCAGCGTGCTTGGGCCATGGATAAGCATAAAACTTGTCCTATTTATGGTCCAAATACTACTGATCGTACTCTGCATGCCTCTTTTCCTTTTGAAGGACTATCAGGCCTTGGTGAGCGCTTGTTCTATACTAATTTATTTTCGGACAAACGTCTCTCTTATCCCGG